CAAACGAGTTCCAGTGTTGGCACGAGTAACAATAAAGTCCCCCGGTTTACACCAAGCGCCTGTGGGGAAACGGTTTTGATCCGCATACGCCATATCACCTAGCGCGACTACAAACAGCACGTTGCTTAATAGCTCTTCATGCTTCACAGTTACATCAGCCTTGACGATCCCACTATCAAACTTATTCTCGATATTGGGTAGCGTGCAAAGGATTTTGTACCCCTTAACAATCGGTAACTGCTTGGCTCTTTGCTGAACATCCGCAATAACAGCATCTGCTGCTTCAGTCATTTTCAAATTCCTCATATCGTTGCACAAGGTCTTGTACTTCCATCTTTGCTAGGCGCAGACCTTGGATAACGCCACACAAATGCTTATATTCAGCAAAATCTTTTGCGCTGTTACTCACCAAGGAGTCTTTTATGGACTCCTCGCGCTCGATGAGTTTTTTAACCAGATGATCCAGCATCTGTTTTTCGTAGGTCATCTTCCAGAACCTTTCATACGCGTTTTAAACAAATCAGCTTGAATCTTTAGCTGGTTTTGTTGATTCTGGTTTTGAAGCTTTATGCCTTCTTTCTGAGCATCCACAGCAATACGCTGCTGTTCGACATTTAACCGCTTCTCAGCAATCTGGGCATCAATAGCGTCTTTCTGTGCTTTACGTTGCTGTTCTGCGGCTTTAATCTGAAGATCTTGAGCCTGGAGCTGCACCAACGGATCTTGCGCAATCTGCTGGGCTTGTTGTTGTGCTGCTTCACTCTGATGAATTTGCAAGACCTGCTGTGCAGCCTGAGCCACATAACGAGCCATCGCATACTCTTCAGGTTCAGAGAGCTGCTGTTCAGGGGTGGGTAACGGCAAGCCAATACGCTGCTCAATCTCTTGGCGATACTGGAACCCTAAGTGCTCGGCAACGTGAGCCATCATTGCTGCTTGCAACTGCTGCCCTATAGGGTTTTGCCCAATCATCTGCGCAATCTTTGGGTCTTGCAAGAAGGACATGTGCGTCGTGATATGCGCTTGGTGATCCTGATAGATAAACGCCTTCATAGGCGTACCTTTTAGCGCATCCATATTCTCAGACACGGGGTCTTTGGGCTTCTGGTCATCAGGCAGGGGTACTAGTTTGTCAGCATTAGGAATACCCAACACATCGAGCATCTGTCTGTGTAAACGGGGCAAGTCGTATAACTGAGGTGCCCCTTGCGCTAGCTGCAACGCAGCCTGATACTGCACAACCCGCTGAGCCATTGTCGAGGCGTTGGGATCAGACACAGGAATAACTTCTACGATGTCGTAGTCTTCAGCCTTAACCTGCGGGGTACCATCTTGCGGCACATAGCTGTAATCAGGGGAGGTGTACTCCCTGATAATTTCTTTTAAGAGTTTGAACTCTTCCTTCATCGCTGCATGGATGCGAGCCTGCACAGCACCCATCGTCTTTAACTGCCGCTCCAAGAGAGCTAGCGTCGTACCTACTGGAGCCTGACTCGACATATCGCTGATCTTCATATCAGCCATACCACTGAGGCGTCGTGCTTCTTCGGTGATCTGGTTTAGTAAAGCGAGGAGAACTTGGCTAGGTTCTTTATAAGGCAGCGGCAGAATGTTGTCCCTGATCGCACCCCCCGGCACATCCACATCTCGCCATTCACCCGGAGCAATCGGTGTGTCATCGCCTTTAATTCTGAGTCCACGAGACTTCAGCCCACCGGGAAGATTAGATAACGACCCTGCATCCACCAACTGACGGATCAGCATGGTGCCTGCTGTAGCGTAACCACCGATAATATGAATCAACCCAAAACCATAAGCCCCAAAGCCGGGGATGTACATATAGTGTACGAAGTGCTGGCGAGCTAGTTTGCGAGGGTCATCCTCCCTGTAATTCCTGCGAATTGCCAGAACTTTATTAGTACCTTTATCAATCGTAATGACGTAGGGTAATGGCAGTTCCTCTTCGTACCCCGGCAAGTCATACTCGATATGTACCTCACATATCTGATACCGCTCATCTTTAGTCTGCTCAATACCTTCTTTCTGAGCTTTAGCCTTCTCAATATCCGTTTGCGTTGCTAGCGGCTCACCAAGATCCACATCCCGATAAAACCCACTAACCTGCAACCGCTTAATATCATTCTTTGTCTTACGCATGATGTGCGTAAGGCGGTCGGTGCGGCGTATGTTGGTTACACCATAAGGGAGGATGACATCCTCAGCAGGTACATAAAACGAAACTTGGCGCTCTAATGACGGGTCGTAGTAGACCTTTTTAAATGACGAGCCAGCTAACGCCACACCCCACAGCGCACGTTCATGCTCTGACCTGTACTCAGGCATCTTGTCAGTTAGCTGATAATTCATATCAGCCTGAACCCGTTTACCTGATTCTTCGATTTCTGGGTTCCACTGCCCGATAATACTTGTCTTAACAGGACCAGCCGCAGGGAATGTCTCCATAATAGACTCGCTCTGGAAGCGAATCGCTGCTTCAGTCAGCAACGTAGAGAACACCCCACACGCACCATCCCAAGGCTCAGTCACCTCGTCATAACGTAGGCCCAGCACATCCAGACCTTTGACATAGGTATCAACCCAATCTTTGCGGCTGTTGAGGTCTGACTCAACCATTTCCATAATGTCACCTGCAATTTTTTGCAGGTCGCTCTCGCTCATGAATTCGGCTAAGTTAGAGTCAAACTCCTCAGCTTTTTCCTCTTCTTCAGGCATTAAATCGATCTCAACCCCGTCGATACCAATAGCAACACCTTCGGGGTTCACAATCTCAATCTCAATGGGCGCTTCCTCAGTCGCTAGCGCTTCAATGCCTTCAGGCATTCCGTACATCGCCTTATCAATAGCCATGATCTGTCCTAACCTAAGTAATAACCGCGTTTCTGCCCACGGAAGCCTTTAAAGTATCGAATATCGTCAGGCTCGTCGCTTGGCAATGAAATAAATCCACCCTGCCTGAACCGCAACAGCGCCTGTGTCATCGTATCCACGTAGTCATCATGTTCCCCCACCGGAAATGCAGCGACTTCTTCAACGACTTCCCGAGCCCAGCGTGTGTCAGGAGCCCAGACTTTACCACTGGCAAACATATCTGCCACAGCATTAACACGCACGTGCTTATCATTTCCCCTTGACGGGCTGAACTCCTGTATAGGGACACTCATGCGAAACAATTCTTGGATGAGCGGGGCACCTGCGGCTTTCTTTTCAATGAGCACAATATCTGGCTCATACTCTTTATACATTTCTATTGCACGTTTTTTTAAATCGGGAAAATTTAATCGTGCTTTAAACGCATCAATTAAAATAATATTAGGCGAACCGCCATCTTCGTCGTTATACCAAACCCCCCATGTTGTACAGGCAGTATAATCCGAAGAGTTTTTAGTTTCATGCGCCGTATCCCACGACTGAATAATAAATTCACAGCGTGGTGGGTCTTCGTTAGGCCACACTTTCCACATATTACGTTGAATAACCGCAGCCGCATCGCTTGTGGGCTGCTGCATATATTGGGCCTGCCAATATCGCGGGTCCATACCCGCACGTTTTGATTTTAATTGTTCAAGAGGCCACTGCTCAGGCCATAAACTTTTTTCATTATCTTCATTTTCATTTAATATAGCGGGTAATTCAACAATATCCCACTCATCAGAATCTGGATTTTTGGCTTGATAATCAATTAATCGCCCTGTTAAATCAATTAAACTCCAGCGCGTCATAATAACTATTATTGCGCCCCCCGGCATTAAGCGTTGTAGTGGGCCTGTCTGAAACCATGACCATGCCTGATCAAATGTCAGGCGTGAATTAGCCTTTATATCCTGCTCAGAATGAGGATCGTCAATAACAAACAGATCAGCACCACGCCCAGCCAGAGCGCCGCCAACGCCAACAGCATAATATTGACCTCCAGCTCCGGTAGACCATTTTCCGGCAGCTTTTTGGTCTTCTGCGAGGGCTGTTTTTGGAAAAACTTCCTGATATTCATCAGCGTCCACCAAATTTTTAACTCGTCTACCGAAATCTTCCGATAAAGACGCAGTGTGCGTCCCCATAATAATCTTTTTATCAGGAAACTGTCCTAAAAACCAAGCTGGAAACAGGTAGCTTGAAAACTCAGACTTGCCCATACGTGGGGCGATATTAATAATGACTCGTTTTTTACGTCCTGCAACTACATCTTCAAATATTTTTGCCAGTTTTCTATGGTGTGCGCCTTCTTTAAACCCTGGATATACGTGATGCGCAAACGCTAATAATGAGGTTTTAGATTGTTTAAGTGATTTTCTACGTTCATGCTCATCTAATAATGCTAATACCTCTAATTTTTCTTCAGACGGCATTAATGGAAGCGCTTTTCTTAACGCTTCAACTTCATAATCACTCAGATTCATTTATTTTCTCTTGCGCTTCAACTTCAATAGCGCCCATATATTTACCAAGCTTCGCTTTAATCTTGGCTTCAATCTCCTCATCTGACAATTCAGCTTTCTTAACCTCTACGCGTTCTGTAAATAGCGCTACTTCGGTGACTTTACCTAGCATCTCTAAAGCTTTTAACCGATAGCGCGGGTCAGGGTGCTCTGTATCTTCCAGTATTTTTGCAACCGCATACCCTCTCATCTGTCGCGCCTGTTCAACAAACGCCCAGTCATACGCCGTCAGCATCCCAACAAGGCGTCGCACCGCTTGTGGTGTGGTGTTTGCCATTAGCGTCTGCTTAACTTTCTCGGTCGGGGCGCCAGCAGCCATCGCCGTAAACGCTAATTGCGCATTTTTCTTGTTTGCTTGGTCTTCAACTTCTTCGTCTGACGCTGCGCCAATCGACTCTAAAAAGTCTGCGGTCTTTATTTGCGCGTCCAACACCTGCTGTGGCGTAGCGGAATCTACCCTTGTGTACTCGGGCGGTTCGTCAAAAATCGTAGGCGTAATTAAGTGTTCAAACATACTGAGGGAAAGGGGGCACCTCGGTTTAAGTTAGCGTAGGGTAATGTTTTATTGACGTTTGCGCAATGGGTGAGTATATTAACGGTGTAGCTTGTCCATAGCTACTCTCCTTGTTGTATGGGTTATGACGACCTTCCCTTATCCCGGCGCGATGCCGGGATTTTTTTGTGTGTATATGTCAAGTATTAGACATTATGTGGTGAAATTTTTGTAGATTTTTTGTG